AGTATAATAAAAACATTTGAAAAATATAAACAAAATTTAAAAGCAGATGATAATGCAATATATTCTTATAACACAAAGGTGGCTGTAATTGAACCAGATAGAATTGTTCAATTGGCTTATTATAGTGTTACAACTCAAAAGCATATTAGGTATGCTGCAAAAGAATTAAATTTAAGACTGATAGAAACAAAAGTATGACAGAAGAAAGAAAAGAAGAATGGTATTCTAAAATTAAACAAGCATCTGCTCTTTGGTTTAAAGAAAATCCTGATTATCATCCCGCATTTAATTATTATGATTCGGGTGAAGTTAGTATTCCAAATGATCCTGAGTACTATAGATTACCTACAGCAATGTGGAAAGAATATCATGAAGAATTACATAATGTTAAAATAGAAGACTGATGACACAAGAAATAAAAGAAAAGATATTGGAAAAACTTAATTTAGTTTTGGAAGACATGCAGATGCTTAGAGAAGGTACTTGGATACCAGATGAACACAGTTGTATGGATACAATTGATAACATAAATGATGCAATAAAGCTTATAGAAAATGAGAACATTTTATGATTTTAGAACACCTAATTGGAAAGAACCCACGAAAGATCCAATGCAAGGTAGAGTAATCCTTAAATGGAAAAAACATTGGTTGTTAAAGATATATAAAGACCCAAGCTTTCATGATAGAACTCCATTTGATGGATATATAGTATGTCCAAAAACTATTTACTTATATGATGTATATATTTCTAAAAGTTTTTGGGATGCATTAAAATATTTATTAAAACCAAAACAAAGATGAGTAAACCAACAGAAGCATGGGTAGGTCAATATGCTGCTTTCAATGAAGCATTGAAATACATGCGTGGTAGACAAAATGGGACTGAAAAGTCTATATATACTCCTTGGCCTAAATTTAATGATGCTGCTACTGATGGTTTAGAATGGAATACATTAACTGTAATTGGTGGTAGACCTGGTTCAGGTAAAACATTAATTAAAGATCAAATTGTAAGAGAATCTTTTGCACTTAATCCAAATGATGATTTTAGAATTTTAGAATTTCAATTTGAAATGGTTGGTAGAACCTCAGCCATTAGAGAATTTAGTTCTGTAACTGGTAAAACATACAAAGAGTTATGTAGTGCCGGTAGCATATTAACTTCTGATACACTTAACAATTGTCATCTATATGCTAAAGAACGTGTTAAACATCCGGTTGATATTATCTCAACACCAATGACTGTAAATCAAATGCGTGATCAAATTGACATGTATATGAATATACATAAAGGTGTAAAGACAGCAATAACTTTAGATCATACTATGTTGGTAAAAAGAGCGCCTTATCAGAATAATACATTAGATATGTTATTTGAATTAGGTGAGTTCTTTACACAGTGTAAAAGAGATTATCCGTGTTTATTTATTGTATTATCACAACTCAATAGAAATATTGATAGCCCAGAAAGAGCTATAGATGGTAAGTATGGTAATTATATACTTGAGTCAGATATATTTGGTTCAGATGCTATGCTCCAACATGCAGATATGTTAATAGGTATTAACAGACCAGCTAAACAAAAAATTAGATATTATGGTCCCGATAGATATATAATTGAAGATGATAGAACTCTTGTTTTACATTTTCTTAAAGCAAGAAATGGTGATTCAAGAATGAGTTTCTTTAAAGCAAAATTTGAAAAGATGCAAATAGATGAAATGGCAACACCGGGACAACAAGAAAGAAGATAATTATTAATACAAAATACAAATGAGTTGGTTATTGGAGCAGTGTGGATATAATGGATGATGGAAGCACTTCTCCCCACTCAGTTGGTAACAAAATGAGCAGTAATTCGGATAATGTCCGAGTAATGGTGCGTTAATTGGCACTTTGCGGTGTAATAGTTTATAAAACGGACAATAGTTATACTAATAGTGCAACATAAGGCACATTATTAAACCTTCGGAACGATTGCGTAACCATTACTTCAAAATGATGACTAAAAAACGGATTATTTTAAGCATCAAGACAAAAAAGGAGAATATCTTCCAATATAATTAAAACCTTTAACACAAAAGAGAAATGAAGTACCGAGTACACTATACATTCCTTGATCAAACGACAACAAAGGTTCTTCATTGGATTCAAAGAAAGAAAGATTTTGAAACAAAGGAAGAGACCCGCAGGTTTGTGGGTCGGATAGCTCCAAATGTGGCAGTAAGAAACATTAACATTCAACCCTTACCTTAATATGCTGTATTAAGTTTTAATACAAAAAAGTAAAAATAAAATAAAAATTAAATAAAAATGGCAAATTTAACAGTAGATCAACGTAAAAAGTTGATAAGTCAATTAAGAGAAGAACATGAAGATTATTTTCAAACAATTGGAAATATTAATGCATTGTTTATTCCAAAAAGCGCATATAGACCAAGTGGTAAAGATGAATTACATCTTCAATTTTTTACCAGTGAATTAGCAAAAAATCAAGATATTTATACTGAATTTACAACTATAGATCTTGTTGCAGAAGATCCAAAAAGAACATTATACTTTTTGAAATATAATCCTAAATGGGAAGGTGATTATGAAAATGGTTTAACTAACGGTGGTTATGAAGTATATTGGGTACCTGTAACTGAATTAAAAGTAATAAATGATGTAACTAACAGAGGTAGATTAGTAGATGATTTTGCTAATTTACCTGATCCAGATGTATCTAAAAATATTTCTGATGATTCTTCATTAATGGTAAAACAGTTAATAGCAAAATTGGAAGAAATTAATCAAACGTTAAAAACATTAATAAACGGAAAATATAATAAATAATATGGCACAATCAATATTAATCATAGCAGACTCAGGAACAGGAAAATCTACTTCAATTAGACATCTAGATCCAAGTGAAACATTTATTATAAACATTGCAAATAAACCTTTGCCTTTTAAAGGATGGAAGAAAGGTTATAGCTTAATTAGTAAAGATAATCCTAAAGGTAATTTAGCATTATCTTCTTCGGCGGCAGGTATAATTAAGGCTATCTTACATGTTAATGATAAACTACTTCATGTTAAAACTTTAGTTGTAGATGATTGGCAGTATATGAGTTCTTTTGAATATTTTGATAGAGCTAATGAAAAAGGTTATGAGAAATTTACTCAAATTGCAGCAAACTTAGCTCAAGTAGCCAAAATGCCTAAAGATTTGAGAGAAGATTTAACAGTATTCTTTTTAACTCACTCAGAAGACGCAACTGATATTAATGGGAATAGAAGAATAAAAGCAAAAACTATTGGTAAAATGATTGATAATAGTTTAACTTTGGAAGGTCTTTTCTCTATAGTTCTTTTTGGTAAAATAAATAAAAATGATGATGGTGTACTTCAATATGGTTTTGAGACTCAAAACTCAGGAGAAAACACATGTAAATCACCTCAAGGTATGTTTGAAGATTTCTTCATTCCAAACAACCTGCAGTATGTAAAAGACTGTATAACTAAATATGAAGAATAAAAATAAATTAATTAAAAAATCAAAATTATGTTAAGTACAAGTGGAATGTCAGCCGGATCAGGCAAAGAAAAACCAGTAATTGGACCAGGAAATCATGTTGTTAAAATTAATTCAGTAACATTTGATCAAACACCTTATGATAGTGAAGCATACAATGTAACATTGCATGTTGAAACAGAACCTATATCAGGAGAATTTCAAGGCTTTTTAGTAGATCCAAATAATCCTAATGGACCACGTCATGCTGGTCAAGTAGGTAGAGTTAGATTTAGTCCTTATGCTTATAAGGATACAACTTTAGCTAACGGTAATGAAATTAGTCGTGACACTGAAGTTATGAAATCTATGATATTTTTATCTGAAGCATTGGGTAAAAGAGCATCTCTAGATCAAATTAAAACAAACACTATTGAAGAGTTTATGGTAGCATGTAATGCATTGTTTTCTAATTCTCCATTTGTAAACATGTGTTTAGGATCACGTGAGTGGGAAAACAAAGAAGGTTATGTAAACAATGATTTATATTTACCTAAGTTAAGCAAAGATGGTTTACCTATTGAAGCATTAAATACTGAACCAAGTAAACTTTTAGTTTTTGATTCAAATAATCCAAATCATTTAAGAAGAGTTGTTAAAACAGCATCACCAACAACAAATCAATTTGAACCTGCAAAAACATCAGGTGATGATTTTGATTTATAACAGTTAACAGGAATAGAATTAGAAAGGGGAGTTTAGTGCTCCCCTTTTTATTTTATAATAATAAACTTTATGTTTAACACTAAAAATTTAATATTAGAAATAGATGATATACCTAGTTATTGGGTGTTTCAATATTACTTAAACTTATCTGAACGCTTAACTGGTCAAGATGTTAAAATACTTTCTGTGTTTAATCCAAATGAAAAAACACCTAGTTTATGTGTTTATGTAGATCCAAATTTACAACAATATAAATTTAAATGTTTTTCTACAGGAAAAAATGGTAGTAAAATAGATTTAATAAAACTAATGTTTAATCTTAATTATTCTGCTGCTTTAAGAATGATGATTAATGATTATAATCAGTATGTAAAAACTGAAGATTTTAAAGAAATTAACTTTAAACCCGTTGCTAAATGGGAAATAGATTTTATTAAGCATAGACTGTGGAATGAAGAAGATTCTGCTTATTGGTTATCATATAGAATAGGAATGTCTTTATTAAATGAATATAATGTGAAACCAATTGAATATTTTAATTTAGTTAAAGAAGAGTCAGGTAAAATTGAAGTAAATAAAATAGAGGAATCTTATATATACGGTTACTTTGATAAACATGGTGAAGTGTTTAAAATATATCAGCCAAAAAGCACATATAAATTTCACAAAGTTAAATCATATATCCAAGGTCTTGATCAATTAAAGTATGATAAACCTTACCTGGTGATTTGTTCATCACTTAAAGATGCTTTATGCCTTAAATCAATTGGTTATAATATTGAAGTATTAGCACCAGAAAGTGAAAATACTATGATTAAACCACACATTATTGAATATTTAAAAAAGAAGTATAAAAAAGTAATTACTTTATTTGATAATGATGAAGCAGGTAGAACTGCAATTGAAAAGTATGCTAATACATATAATATTAATGGATTTGCTTTAACTATATGCAAAGACATATCAGATGCAATGGAAAAACATGGATTTGATAAAGTTCATGCAGAATTAAAACCTTTATTAAAAGAAACAATAAATAAATAAAAATGGAATTATACAATGTACCTAGAAATAGTAGAATAAGAGTGGTAGTTAATGATAAAGTACCACCGGGAGCTCCTGGAATTGAACAAGGAGAAGAATTAAACTTTAGATCCATTGATGGAATGTATAGTTACTGCACTAGAGATAATGGTGAAGTAGTACATTTAGTTGCATGGGCTGAAGTAGAAATTATACAACCGTGATATGGAAAATAAAAAATGGTTTATACCCGGATCAGTACCTAGTAGTAAAAATGGCCGAAGATGGACCGGAAAGTATTTTATAGCAAGTAAGACTGTAGTAAATTATAGGAAGCTAGCTAAAGACTATTATATCAAATTTGCTAATGATTTTAAATCAGAATTAAGTAAATATAAAACACCGGTTAAAATTCAATTTACATTTGTCAGAGGAACTCATCATAAATTTGATTATATAAATCCTGCACAAACAGTGCAAGATGATATGGTTACATATGGTTGGCTTGAAGATGATAATGCAGAATATATATTACCGGTGTTTTATCAATATACTTATGATAAAAAAAATCCAGGTGTATGGATAGAAATTTTAAGTGAAGTAAAAGATGATGACTCATAATGAATTTTTTCAGATTGTCAAATTATTAAATGGATTAGATGATGATTTTGCATTAGGCATTAATTGTTATAAAAGTTTTAATTCATTAGACACTATAATACTTAATCTTTTATTTACTAAAGCACTTAAGTATGATAAAAGACATCGGTTTGTAAAAGAATTAAAATTAGTTTACACACCTATTGAACTAACCGGAAAAAATGTAAATCAAATAATTAAACAAAACGGTGATAATGTTATTTATAAAAAAATATTATTAAAAATTATGCTACCTTAATATGAACAACATACAAGACTTAGTTGCAAGAACAACTAAAACATTAATACTAGATGAGCCTTTTTACGGGCTCTTTTTAATTGGTATAAATAAACAATTCAGTAATAAACTACCTACAGCAGGTGTTAGTAAACATGGAATTGGCATGCAGTTAACAGTTAATCCTGAGTTCTACACAAATTTAAGTGAAGATCATAGAGTTGGACTGATAAAGCATGAACTTTTGCACATAGCATTTGGGCATTTAGTAATGAGAGATCTCTATCCAGATCATAAGCTATTTAATATAGCAGCAGATTTAGAAATCAATCAATATATATCAGAACATAAACTTCCTCAAGGAGGCTTATTGCTTTCAAGCTTTCCAGAATTAAATCTTCCTATTAAAGCAGGAACAAAAGTTTATTATAATCTTTTGGAACAAGCTCAACAGGATGGTACTTGTCCTTCATTAGATAATTTAATGGATCAAATGGATGGAGAATCACAGTATTGCCATTCTACATGGGAGGAGTTTGATGATTTATCTGAAGCTGATAAAAAGTTGGTACAAAAACAAGTTGATCATCAACTTAAAGAAGCTACAGAACAAACAGTCAAAAAACAAGGTACTATACCAGGTGAATTAGCAGAACTCATTCATAGGCTTATGCATATTGAACCAGCTAAATTTGATTGGAAAGGTTATTTGAGAAGATTTGTTGGTAATTCTAGTATAGTATATACTAAGAAATTAAGACGTAAGTATAACAAACGTTATGCGGGTAGTCCTGGTCTTAAGATTAAATTCAAAAATCATATTCTTGTTGGTGTTGACACAAGTGGATCTGTAAATACAGAAGAGTTAAAAGAATTCTTTAATGAATTAGCTCATATGTACAAAACAGGTCATAGAATTACAGTGGCACAATGTGATACACATTTAGGCAGTGTAAAAGAATTCAACCCAAAAAAGGATTGGGAAATACATGGTAGAGGTGGGACTTCATTCCAACCTGTAATAGACCACTATAATGAAAATAAAGGGTCATACACGGCACTTATATATTTAACAGATGGAGAAGCTTATCCTCCAGAGAACTGCCCTAAGAATGCTCTGTGGGTACTTAGTAGTATATCTAGTATGAATGATGAGTTACCAGGACAAGTAATAAAACTAAATTAATCATGGGAAGATATTATAATGGAGATATTGAAGGCAAGTTTGTCTTTGGTTCTCAAAGTAGTGCTGCTGCAGATAGATTTGGAGTTGCGGGTCATACACCAGGTTACTTAGAGTATTATTATGATGAAACTAATTTGGATGACCTAGAGACAGAACTTAAAAACATAGAAGATGGAATAGGTGAACAGGGTAAATACTTGAAAGTCTATTATGATCTATATGGGTCAAATGATGATGTACAAATTACATTTCAGGAGTACTTAAAAAAAGGAGATAAAAAGCCCCTAAACGAAGAACAATTATTAGAGTTCTTTGATTATAGAATTGGCAAAAAAATACAAGAGTGTATAAAAGAACAAGGTAATTGTTCATTCACAGCAGAATTATAAAAAAATAAATAAAAAAATGGCACAAGTAAATTTAAATGTAACAGAGTTAAAAGGTTTTGTAAATCATATAATTACAAACAACAGGTTTCTACAAGCTAATGGGAAAAGTCCTGTATCAATAGAAGTAGTAGGAGAATCGGGAATTGGAAAAACTTCAACTATAGTTGAGCTAGCTGAAGAAAACAAATTAAAATTTGTTAAACTGAACCTTGCACAAATAGAAGAGTTAGGTGATTTAGTAGGATTTCCAGTACGTCAATTTCAAATGTACAAGGAAACAAAAGTTCAACAAAAAACAAATGACATATCTTATACTGCAGCACAAAGATCAGCTGCATCATCGGACCTAGCTAATATGCCACAACTAGTGACTAAAAAAGTTGGTTTATGGGTTGATGAACTTGCTGTACAAGAGTATCTTAAAACAGGATACAAAATGACAGGTAAGAACAGAATGTCTTATTGTGCACCAGAATGGATTGCAGATGCTAAAGAAGGTGGAATATTATTATTAGATGACTGGAATAGAGCTGATACAAGATTTATTCAAGCAGTTATGGAATTAATTGACCGTCAGACTTATATCTCATGGACTCTTCCAAAAGACTGGCATATTATGTTGACAGCTAACCCAGACAATGGTGATTATATGGTTAACAGTGTAGATAGTGCACAGAAGACTAGATATATTACTGCAAATCTAAAGTTTGACGTTAATGTATGGGCCCAATGGGCTGAAGGTGCAGGTATTGATACTAGATGTATTAACTTTTTATTATTACATCCAGAATTAGTGACACAAGAAACTAATGCAAGATCTATTACAACGTTTTTCAATGCTATATCTAGCTTTGAGAACTTTGAATCAAACTTATCATTAATTCAAATGATTGGTGAAGGTTCTGTAGGAGATACATTTGCTTCTATGTTTACTACTTTTATTAATAATAAACTGGACAAACTGGTAACACCTAAAGATTTATTGACACATGAAAATGAGTCTTATATTTTAGGTGAGTTAAGAGGATGTATTGGTAAAGATGATACATATCGTGCAGATATTGCTTCTACTTTAGCCACGCGTTTAGCTAATTATTCTGTTATTTATAGTAAAGAAAATACAATAAGTCAAAAAATTACCGATAGATTAAAATCACTATGTACTAAAGATTATTTTACTAATGATCTAAAGTATTTAATTGTGAGAACTATATTCAGTGGTAATAAACAAAAGTTTTCTAAACTTATGATGGATGCAGAAATTGTAAAAATGACAATAAAATAAAATGGCAAATAAATCAGTATATCAAGATTTTGATACTGATGCTTTAACTTACTTTGGATTAGAACAGGACACTATTTATGGTGTCCTTTCTACTTCAGGGGAAATTGATAAAGTATTATGTACTCAAGATCAAACAACGTATGAAAAAATACACAGTATATTAACAGTACCAACAGAAAGTGGTGCTACTTTTATAACCAAAAAGAAAGCTTTTATATTACCTAAGTGCACCGTATCTCAGGATAGATTAAAAGCAGCTCTTAAAGAGCACGGTATAACTGTAACAAATGATTATACATTAGCAGATTTAATTATAGGTCATGAGGATATATCAACTCACCGTTTTGAAAATGCTAGTGATATACTTTCTACTATAATGATGAACAAATTGTGGAATTATGAAACCACTAAAGGTAGATATCATGCAACTCATTCTAAAGAAATAGCAATTTACAATTCAGGTTTGGAGGTTATAGTGACCCCCAGACTTAC